GTCTTTACCCAATCCTTTACACTTTGTCTATCAGCATATTGAATAGAAGCATTAATATATTGAGATAATGATTCTAAATTATTAGGATTTGTAATAAAATTCATAGCGAGTTGAGTCAGTCTCAATCTCAATCTTATCGTATCAGAGGCAGGAAAATTTAAGTTTGGTGCACTTCCTAAAAAAGTTGCACTTTGTCCACCAACACTTAAACTTCTAAGAATATTTTTTACATCCTCACTTGAGGTAGCAAATTGTGAACGCTTTGTAAATCTCGCTGCTAAAGCCGCTGCAAACACTGCTTCAGCAATATCTCCAAGGTTATATCTGGGAACAGATGGTGCAGATAAAGATCCAAACTTAATTCTTTTATTATTAGGATCAGAAGTTTCTAAATCTAAATTTACTGCTAAAGTTTTATTTCTCTGTCCAACTAAAGTCATAAATTGATTTATTATACCTTCTTGACCACCTTTTATAACAACACTCTGTCTATTTGTATATGTATTTGCATCTAATCTTAATCCCTTATTTGCATCATTCTCTCTTGATATACGATTACCACCTCGCATACTATCATTTAACGTTTCTATTAAAGAACCTGCCAAGTATATTAATTGAGTATCAGATTTACTATCTAACCTTGCCATTAACTTTTTGACTATTTATTTCTAGATATGCCAACTTAATTCCTTTCTGCTCTAATACAATTTTTTTTGCTTCTGTCATCTTTTTATGATAAAAGATAATCGGTTGTTCTAATCCTATGTCGCCACTCATTCTTCTTCCTCCAAATTTATTCGGTTTACCAAAAGTTTTATATTCTAGTTGCTGTTTTAAAAAATCAACTTGTAACTTTAAACTTTTGTTTTCTTTTTCAAGAGCATTGATATGCTCCTCATAAACATGAATCATATTCTCCAATTGTTCATTTTTTAATTCTAACTCATAATCCATAGGGGGGTATAGTATATTATAAACTTAAGGTTTTCTTTATTATCTATCGTCTGATGCCCGATTCTCTGATTTGTATACATCAAACTCTCCACCAGGATATCTTTTCTTTAATTTTTCTACGTTTCCTGCAACCACATCTTCGATAGGAACGTCTAATGCAGCACAAGCTTGCATCACATACCACATAACGTCACCCAACTCAATAATAAGATGTTCTCGATTGTCGTCGTTCCAAGGCTTACCTTGGAAAACCATCTTCTTAACGATTTCCATAAACTCACCACCTTCAGCACTAATGCCAACAGCAGCAGTAAGAAGCCTGTGAATATTGGAACCCTCTCCGTCAAGATATTCAATACTCTCAAGAAAAGATTTATAATCTTTACTGGGATCGGATGTGACACCATCCACGAAATTAGCGTATTTAGAAAAGTCAACTTGTTTTGTCATTAGAATTTTTTTTGCATATAAAGAATAATAAGACCAGGAATTATAATAAAGAATTGTGGAAGAAAGTTTAATATAATTGCACGTTCTCCCATTTTGATTCCAACATAAACCCAACCTGCAGCACCTATCATTTGTAAGATGCTATTCCAAGGTGTCCAACCCATAACGTGAAAGACCATAGCAAAAAGTATAACTACAGCACTAAACCATTTAACTCTTTTTACTATCAAAATTTAAAATCACCAAATGATTTCTTTGGTTTTTTCACCTCATCAGTATACTCTTCTTCCTGTCCACTGTCAACTATGTCGTGTTGTGCAGATTGATCACAGTCATACAATCTCATTTTAGAACGATCAACACCAATCACAAATCTTTTATTAATAGTTGGATCATTGTATCGATTCTTTAATTGTTTGACCATTATCTGCCCCAAGTCTTCCAACTCCTCCGTACTAATAAGAGCAAACATAAGATCAGCAGTTGCGGGAAGCCCAAAACTTTCGCTTGTATCAGTAAGATCAACATCACTACTACCATAGCCAGAACGAGTCGTCTGAGTAGCGGAGACGATAGGTACATTAGCTTCAACTGCAAGACCACGGAGTTCTTCCGCAATCGCTTTAATATAGGAGTAAGAATTGACATTTGATGTTTTTGAATAACGACTTGATGCACATATATTTAAGTAATCTATGAATATTATATCAGGTTTAAATGATTTTTTCAATGCGAGTTCATTCAACAATGATTTAAAATGACCTGAGTGTGCAGATGCAGTAGGATATTCTTTAATTATAAGAGTTCCTTGCGTTTTCTTTGCAATACTATTTACCTTCTTATCAAACATAGGTTTAGGTAAATCAGTAATATCTTGTATATTAACATTTAATAAATTTGCATCAATTCTTTCTGCAATCTTTTCTTCTGCCATTTCAAGAGTAATGTATAAAACATTCTTACCATCTAAAAGGACAGAACTAGCATGATGACACATAAACAAAGATTTACCTACACCAGTTCCCGCAAGTGCAATATTGAGTGTTTTGTTTGGAAGACCTCCCTTTGTAATTTTATTAAAGAGTTCAAGGTCGAATTTAATTCGACTTTCTTTCCTGTGATAGGATTCAAATCTTTCTTCATAGTCCTCCAAATAATCGTGACCTACATGATTATCGAAAGAAACAGCCAGAGCGTCAGAGAGAATGCTAGGAATAGCATCCCTTCCTTTTTTGTCATCTTGTCCATCTGCAAGTGCGATTGATTCCATGAGTGCCAAATATATAGCACGATCACGACACCATTTCTCTGTTGAATCAAGTAACCATTGATTATCTACTGGTGCATCATCAAACGTTTTTGTAGTTTCTCTTGCTTCTTTTATTTCTCCCTCTGTTAAATCAGTTCGATTCTCAATCTCAATATTAAGTGCTTCGATTGTGATTGCAGCATCATACTTGACAATAAATTGTGTTGCCTCTTCAAATATTATCTTTTCAGTTTTATTCTCAAAGTAATCTGGTTGAATGAATGGAATAACTTTTCGTGAGTATTCTTCATCAAAAATCAAATTACGAAGAATAGTAGTTTCAATTCTTTCCATAGTGGATGTATGTACTCATAATATATTTTGGATTGCTTTTAGGTGCTAATCCTGAGTGTGGGTAATCCCAAGTTGGTGGGAATATTATTACTCTACCAGAAACTGGTCGAATATTCAACCCGTGTCTTGAAAATAGTGTATTACCATCATTATCATTTAAATAAAAAAGAAATGCAACTGCTCTAAGTGATGAGTCATAATCTGTAACATCAACATGCTCATCGAACCTTTCATCACCACTAGTATTATATCTTTTAATTCTAAATTCTTCTAACTCTTTCAAAGGTGGTGAATAAAAGTTTTTAGTGTCTTTTCGATATCTTTGATATACGTCTGCAAGAAAAGGTATTAATAAGCGAACATTATCTGAAGATACTTGATTAAGATTTACTTGTGTAAAACAAGGACAATTATTTTGATTAATAAAATGTTGATGTTGTACGTTTGTTTCAAATATACCTATTAATTTTTGACAAACATCATCAGGAATAATATTATCGTATACTTTAACCATATGAATATTCTTCTTTTGCAATATCATCCAACTTCTGCATTACTTCTTCTGTAAAATACTTATCTGGATTTTTATATATTTCTTTTGCATATACTTTCTTTCCATCCATTTCATATCTACCCGCAACATTTTTCCAGAGACCACCTTTCTCTCCCAAGTCTAAAAGACCATAGTATTTGTCAAGTCCTCTCTCATCATAATAAAGACGAACTTCAACTTCTTTATTTTCTTTACTTAGACGTGACTTATGAGTCTTTGCCTTGATAATGTTTCCAATGACATCTTTTCCGTCTTTTTCTTTCTTCTTGGTAAGATAGATGATTGTAGATGCAGCATACTTGAGACCGCTGCCTCCTCCCATTTCTTTAGTTGGGACGTAAGATCCGATAACGTCATAGGTGTGATTAGTAACAATAAGTGGAATGTTTGCTTGACCAAGTTTAAATGTAAGCATTCTGAATGCTCCTTTAACAAGTTGAGATTTGGTCATATCTCTTACCTGTTTATCATTTAGGGCATCCGTAATTTCTTTCTCTGTAGAAAGCATACCTAAAGAATCTAAAACAAACATACAAGGTTTGCGATTCTCCTCATCTGATTTTAAGTATATATCAACTGCACGAAGTGCCTTACTTCGAAACTCTTCTATTGTAACGACATTGACAACAACAAGTCTCTTTTGATCAATTCCACGAGATGCAAGTAATCCCTTGGTGATTGCTGCTTCAGTATCAAAATAGAGACAATACCCATCAGGGTTAGTGTCCAGAAAGTTCTTGACAATAGCAAGGGAAAAATAAGTCTTTCCAGTAGAAGTCTCACCAGCAATGGCAGTAATCTTATTAGTAGAAACGCCACCATAAACGGAACCGCTAACAAGCGCATTGAAGATATGACTTCCTGTATCAATGAATCTTTCTGTTTCATCTATATCTGCTGCGATTTGGGTGTACTCATCACCAATTTCTTTGACTATCTCTTTTAAAAAATCCATTATGTAAAAAATAATTCAAGGTTTACAGTTTTTTCGACATTCCAACCGATTGCATCTAATATTGTTTTAAGTGGCTCTACGAAACTCTTCTCAAATTGTAGATCATAATCTATGTATTTGTCAAGTCCAAGTTCGTGTGGAAAGTCTTGTATGAATGATAAAACATTCTCTTGTATCAGATTTGGTTTCTTCAAGTATAGAAACTTAATCTTTTCACCATTTGCTATAAGTGAATATTTATTAGTCAACTTCTTTTGTTTGATATAATGGTTGAATAATAATGCACCCCGACAATGTATTGGTGTGCCTTTCATATAGATGTCAGTATAGTTGTAATACTTTTTGACATTCGATACTGTGCGAGGAAATGCAATCTCTTCTGGTGAAAGTGTTTTGAACTTTGCACGACAATCATCAATAAATTTGATTACATCTTCTTCTGTGCCATTCATCATCAACTTAAGACCATCCTTAATCATGGTGCGACAAGGTGCAGGAGTTGATGACTTAACTGCCTCAATACCCATCATCTTCAGTTTAGGTTCCTCATAACGAACACCTTCACTATCCCATACATTTAAGATATATCTTTTCTTTGCTGTCCAGATACCACGTTCTGCAATGTTCTCTCGCTTCATAAACATTTTTTGATCATAAGCATTTACGTACGAGGCCAATTTTTCATAAGAACTCTCAATATACTTTTCAAGTTCCATCTCACAGATCTTATTAAGGAACGACACAACGCTCTCAGTAGTTTTTTCTCTCCCTTCGTATATCCTATCGACAAGATCACCCAAGTTGAGATAGATACTGTCAGTATCACTAGCAATAACATAATCAACATCCTCCGTTTTTAGTATTTTGTTTAGATAAGAGTTCATACGGTTCTCTATCCAACGAATAGAAACCTGACCAGATAAAGTAATTGCTTCCGCGTTTTCTAATTTATAATAGCGGAAGTATTGATTACCAATCGCACCATAGGCAGAGTTAAGAGATATCTTCTTTGCCATTTGAATATTGTTACATCTTGCAATCTCTTTCTCCAATGCCTTTGTTGGTGTCTTTTCATAAGCTTTCTTTGCCTCGATCATTTTCTTTTTGAAGACTACACGATCTCCATACATCTTGTCCATCAACTCTGGTAAGAATCCACGAACATCTTTGCGGAACATCG